TTTTAGTTTTGCCATCCGTCTCGCATTTGTATTTCGTCAAACAACTCCTCCCTACTGAGTCGTTCCTTTTGGTTGGGTTTCACTGACTTCTCCCATGGGAAGACCGCCAAATCTTTCGGCTTCAATTTACGACCCTTGCGGAGATGCGGTTGGAGGCTAATCATCCCGAGCCACCGGGTCCGCTCCCACTCGAACCGCTCGCGAATCTCCTCGCGCTTGTTCCAGCCTTTGATGGCCAGTGTCAGCTCGTCAAGGGTCATCTCGTAAAACGCAGATGGGGACAGGCCAAGTTGACCCATCCCCACCTCTATCATTTCGTTCCAACCTAACGGCTCGCTATCGTCTACGCTTTTTTTTCGCCCGCACCCAACTCTTCGAAGGCAATGGTGACGTGCGACAAATCGACGCTGTCCATCACCTCGTTGATGCTGAGGTCGAGTTCTTCGTTCTCGGCTTTGCAGCCTGCCTCAATCCCGACGTAGATCAGCCACGCGCACGCTTCAGCCGATAGCTTCGACGGGTCGCTCAGTCCAAAGACGTTGACCTTTGCGCGCTTCTCAAATTTGGTCAATGCGCCCAACGTGTAGCGCATTGGATAGTCTTTGCCGTTTATGTTTATCATTAAATCGTTGCAGGCGTTACTGTGCCTGTAGCCTCAAAGGTAGCAGAATAAGTCGCTGTATCCTCAGTTCCCGCTGACAATTCGAGGCTGGTGCAGATGGCTTCTGCCGATATGCTTTGGTCGCCTGTGACTTCCGTGCTGAACTTCAGCGTCACCGCCGTACGAGCAAGCAAGGTCGTAGTAAGGTCTGCCGTGCTTTCGTTAGTGGCTTCCGTGTAGTCCACGAGGCCGCTGACGCTGAACGAGGCAGTACGTAAACCGCCGAGCAGTTCCCGGTAGCCGCTGCTGTCCTTGGTGGTTACGTCGATGGTCTCGACTGACATTGATACGCTCACATCTTGAGCAGCTGCGACGAGTGTGCCTCCCACATATACGCCGAGCAGGGTGCCGTTAAATACTCCCATGATTCTTATTCTTCAGTAGTTGATTCCTCTTTTTTGGCCTTTGGCTTCGGCGGGTCAAGCACTCCGGCTTTCTTCATCTTGGCAGCCAGTTCATTGGTAACGGTTGGCTCATCACCTGCTTTCCAGTGCTTGTTGCCGTGCTTGTACGCTTTATGCAATGTGACCTTCATGGCTGCAATTTACACACTTTCAAATTAGCCCATGTCGGCGCGCCGCCCGCTCGCAGTGCCCCGGGTCAATGTCTTCGAGTTGATTGCGCACCCACTGCCCGACTTTGGTTAACTGGCCGTCGCGGTACGCTTTGCCGATGACTGCGCTCACGGGGTAGTATTCGCCAAACTTCAGGTCATATCCGGGATAAGTCAGCCACGCACCAAGCCAAGCGGCCGCCACCGCGTTGAGAACGCTGCTCATCTTGATCCCGACCGAGTAAATGCCGATGAGGATGCGCGCAATGTCTGCCGTGAGCAGCATCGCCGTCCACTCGAAGATGCGGACGATGAAGCCGTACACGATGCCGATGGGGTAGCTGACGATTGCCAGCGCAAGCAAGGTCAGGAACTTGATTGCCTTCATGGTTCTTCAGTTTCAGGAAACCAACCGAGCTCGACCATCTCGTCGTGCGTTCGAAGCGTCGTGTTGCTTGGCACGATGGCGCCAAACGGAAAAGCTTGCTGCGTGTGGATGTACCCTTGAAGCGTCACCCGCTCCGTGTCGGTCAGGTCGGGAAACATCGATACGAGCTTCTCAAGGTTCGCCTGTGGATGCACCGGGATGATGTAGCCCGGGTCAACTTGCAAGGCGTGTTGTACGCCGTCGGGGTGCTTGATGACGCCGAACACCGTGCCGTCTTTTTGGTAGTCGGCCTGAAGTGCAAGTGGCACGGTGATGTTGTACAGTTCCCGCGTGATTTGCTTGGCGCGTGTCTCGCTCGTCAACACGCCGACGGGAAGGACGATGATGTATGTCATGGCGTGTAAATGCTATAGTAATCGTTGATGTTGGTTTCGATGCCCGTGCGGCTCGTGCTTTCAATGTCCTCATCCCATATTACAAGCTCTTGCGTGTTTCCCATTCCAAAGCCTGAAATAGAAAGGCTGGCGTTGTAACCCAAAGCCAAAGTATTTGAGCCTGTAAAATCTATATTCGCAAAAAGCAAAGCGGGGCCATTTTCAAAAGCATCGTAAACATCGCCGCGAGTTGCGAACGAGTGCGAAGCGCCGTCAAGGTAAATTTCACTCAAAGTGACATTGTTTGAATATTCTGTCCTTGTACTATTGTTATGCGCACGTAAAGCATACTCAGCGCCTGAAGATTTTGCGCCAACAAAGCACACTGTCGAAAATGCCGTATTTGCTTCGCCTACAAATACCATTGACCTTTTAGCGCTCACGTTGTACGCATAATCGCTATACATTGCTTGATTCAATGCGCTTCTCGTTATGATGGGCTTATTGTTTGCATCTCGCTCCACGCCGTTTGTGCTATCATATATTTTCGGCTGTTCGGCAGTGTCGGTTTGCGTCATGTCTCGCCCCGTGTTTCCGCTTTGGTCATACCAAACTTTGCAAAACCCGTCCGTACCTGAGCAGAAAGTGGCAAGCGCCGTCGTGTCAAGGTCGCCGTTTGCATCGAAGCCGATGTCCTGCTCGGCGTTATCGGATGCGCGACGGACGCGAATGGCGGAGCCCGTGTAATCAGTATTCAACCATCGCAGTGAATACGCTGCGGCCGCTCCCGAATAATCGTCAAGCAAACCAACATACTTCAGTTCTTCCGTCCGCACAATTGCAAACGTACAAGGCAGCTTTCCGTAAGTGCCGCCGCGAATGTAGTCCTCGACGCGAGCCTTTGCCGCTGCGTAGCTTTCGACGTTGGTCTCAAGCGTTGACCAACCCGTGTCGCTCACATACGACGCGAGGCCTGTGTTGTTGTAGTAGATGGCGCGCTCTACTTGGTAGTCCTCGGCAGGCGTGTTGTTCACCACGCTGTCGGATTCGGGCGAGTACGCCACGCCGAAGCCGTCGGCCTGCGCGCTGAACATCAGCTCGATGTCGGCGTTTGCAAACGAGGATTCCATCTCATCGCGCAAGGTTTCAACCTCGCTGTTGTAGCGACTGCGGCCGGGTATCCATGTGCGGATAAAGATGCGGCCTGTGTTTTGGTGTTTACGCGTGACGATAGCGATTGGATGCTCGCTGACGGTTGTTGACAGCGCGCCGTCATCGCCTGCGTAAAGTATCGTCCCGACAGGGTACAAATCCGTATCCACATTCCGAAGTTCACCGTACACCTGCGCGTGGCCGTCCTTGGTTGCATCGGTGTTGCCAAGCACCTCGGACGCGACACCAACGAGCAGCTTCGGGTCGTCGCCTACGTTGAACGGAGCAACAAGGATGCGGTCGCCCTGCGCGCCTGTGGCCTTGAGCACTGTGCCGACTGCGATGCTGTCATCGCGGGATGGATTGCGTACCGGGATAACCACCTGACCCACGCCGTCGGCTATCCATTGGCTGGTGGCCTCGTCGTACACCAGCGCCTGACGATCCAGCGCGTTGACAATCTCGTCGTCGACATCAGCCAGCCGCCAAAGGTTGAGCGCTTCAATCGGCGAGCCTGTGGCTATCTGTGCGGCGTCGCGTTTGACGCGGACGATGAACGTGAGGTCTTGGCCGTACTGCCGTGGCGTGTCGCGTACTTCAATGTTCGCGTCGGTGAACTGGATGCTCTCGACGTTGACGGTGTTGTAAGTGCCGTAAACGCGGTCGAGTGCCACGCGCACCACCGAAGCAAGGTCGGCGGCTCCGTCGTAAGTGTCATCTACACAGATGACGTCCATGCGCACCTCGTCGATGACTGCTGGGCCGTCGTGCGTGTCGTCAGGTTGTACGTTCGTGATGGTGTACGCGATGAATGGCGTCGTGGCATCGGGCGGCGCAAACTCCGGGTAGATGCGCGTGGTGATGGCACTGACGTTCGCGTTGTTTGCGAGCAGGTAGT